GATATGATAGGATAGTCTACTGATTCAATCGTTTCCTTGTTATATGCTCTTTGCTCTTCGGTAATCTCATAGTCCTGAACACCACCTGAATGCTCTAACTTTGTAATGTATGCCGTCCTCTCCACGGAGTACTTGAGACCGCCACCTCCTGCACCACCTTGTTCTATTGCATCCAGGAGTTCCTGTATCTTTTCTGTAGATTGTCTTAACTTTCCCATTTCTCTGTAGTAAATAAAGGTTGTGAGTTACCATCGTAGAGGACTCCATCAGATGCCCAGAGAGAGTTATCTTCGCCTATAGTACATACTATGGAGACATCTATATCGATCTCATCTCGCTTTATGCTGGCATCTGCAATCAACGGATCTCGCTCTATTTCCGTAGATATATCGATCTCATCTTTCATCAAAGATGAATCTGCACTGATTGTCTCCCTTATCAGTTTCGCATTAGCAGATAGACATCCCATGGCTTACGGAATTATAGTTGCCAACGATTCCATGCGCACTCTCTCGGTCCTCTTGGAGTCATCCTTGAAGATAGGGTCAGGCACCTCCGCCACTACCTCCGCTGTCAGTTCTCCGACTCCCACCTTCGCTGTATCAAAAGGTACATAGTATACACGGTTGGTGTCTTCTATCGGAGAACACTGATACTTTGAGATTACAAGCCTTTTCTTCGGATTCGTATACAGCTCGACTTCCCAGTCGAACAAATCTGCGCTGATCCCGCTTATAGGTTTTATTTCCAACTGGATCTTCGCTTCAGTTCCTAATATCAATTCTTCCATACCTTATCTTGAAATCTGTAAATACTCCTGATACTTCGCCTTATACAAGGCAGCCTTCTCGTGAAGCGAAAGAGCATCCAGGACCATTGAAGCAAGAAGGTTTAGCACTGCATACTCCAATTTGTCGCTTATGCTAATCTCGCCATTCTCTATCTTGATCCAAGGTATGTACTCCAAATCGAAAGTGGCTGCATTGCTTAATGTACTATAGTATAGAAACTCCGGCTTTCTGTTGTCGCTCCATACCTTCTTCACTATCAGTCTCGGATCATCGTATGTCCCCCTTACGTATTCGTTGTTCTGCATTCTGCCGATAGGGGATTCCTCGCTTGCATAATCTACAATAACGACAGTAGAGTCACTTGCCTTGATGCTTGCAAGCCTTGCGGTCTCTCGGAGCATTACAATGGTTGCTATATGCCCATCATTATCAAACGAGATTCTATAATCATAGTCAACGTTCGCTTGCTTCTCTTCCTCCTTCATAGGCTCTTGAGTTCCCTTTACTCCATCCACTAGAAGTGAAGGTGCTTCCTTATGTGCCTTGAATGCGGCTTCTTCGATATAACCAGTTGTAAGTTTGAGTGTGTCCAGATTATCCGCTTCCACAATCATAGGCATATCGGCAGCATTCTTCAGTTCGTCTAGGACCTGGAGAATATAGGTGTGGGCTTTATCAAGGCTCAGCGTAATCATTATAACTTGAGGTTAGGGAATGAAACATTCTTCTCTGCCGCAACGCGAAGGACGGATGCTTCGGTCTTCAGACGGGATGCCGATACTCCGAACTCTCCTTTGAGGATGGCGATGGCACTGACGATGTCAGTCACCTCTTCGTATACCTTTCCTTCTGCTGCATCTGCAACTGCCGGTGTCTCCACTGGCTCTTCTGCTTTTGGCGTTGTGACACCTCTGGTCACGCGGATGACAGCCTTTGACGCCTTTGCGACACGTATCTTTCCGATGGCAAACAGTCTGCTGTTCTCGATAGCCAACTGCTGTCCAATGCTTTTTGCCGTATATACTGCGGGATATCCCTTGTCAGGAATACCTCCGTCAAAGAATGCCTCGAATGGCTGTGCCTTACCGAGCGAGAATTTTAATCTACAAGAAATGCATCCGGGCATTTCATATACTTTTGTGTTTTCCATATCGTTTTCAAGAAAAAAAGGGGAGAGCGATCCATATGCTCTCCCCAAATGAATAACTATCTACTAGAGAGCTCCAGTGTAATCCTTCCACTCACCCTTTGCGGCATCCCACTCGAGGAGCGCATTTGTTGTTGTGAGGAATACAACGTCACCGTCATTTGCATCGTCAGGAAGTGTGTCGACTGAAGTGATGACAGTCTCCATTGCACCGAGTGTGCGTGCTCTGCCTACCTCTGTAGATGGACCTACAAGGATGTTGTTGAAGCCACGAGTTGCAACGCAGTCGATGATAGATACCATCTCACGTTTTGCCTCACGAGCATCCGATGTCTTCTCCATATCGAGAGTAGACTCCTTCTGCTCTCTCTTCACGTAACGAGTGAGCTCCTTGATGTCGCAGATGAATGCGAAGTCAGAGAAGTCGAGCTCAGTGAAGATAGGGTCGTATACGAAGTCGATGTTACCGAAGATAGAATCCCATCTCTTCACGATGAGACCGCCAGTGATCTCTACAGACTTTGTAGAAACTGTCTGAACCTTCTGTACATCCATGTTCTGCATCTTCTCAAGGAAACCGGCACCGCAGAATGCTACAGCGTGATTGTTCTTAGAGAAGCGTGTGAACTGCATACGAGCGATTGCGTTGAAGTCCTGTGGAGTAAGAGCATCTGGATCATATGAGTACATCATGTTCACCTGATTGAGGAGACCCTCCTCGAAGTATACTCTCTCCTCGCCAAGGTCACCACCTACATCGATGTTCTTCACCATCTGAGTACCGAGCCAGTGAGCGACTGCATTCTTGTACTTGAAGATCCAGAGTGCATTGTTGCGGAGATCCTTCTGTGCGAAGTCCACCTTCTTTGCCTGCTGCTCCCACTCCTTTGACCAGATGATGTTGGAGAGCTTCTTCTGGAGGTAAACCTCGTAAGCTGTAGGCTGATAGTTATCTGGTGGAACCACGAGCTGAGTCTCTGAACCTGCAGTAGCACCGAGGAAGATCTTCTTGCCAGCCTCGATGGTTGTTGCAGCAGGTGCGCCTGTGTTGCTGTCCTTCGCGTTGAGAAGAAGGATCTTCGCGCTTGAACCCTCTGCGTGGATGACATAACCCATGAGGTCACCCTTCGCTGCATTTGTCTTAGGGTCGTAACCAGTCACGCCACGGAAGAATACTGTAGAGTAAGCCTTGAGTGCTCTGAAGTTAGAATCCACATCAGCGGTAGTAAGGTTGATGACCTGCTCCTCGCCCTCCTTTACAGATGTCACTGATGTCTTCAAAGCGATGTCAAGTTTTGCCGAACCGCTGCGGTAGTGCTTAGGATGGTAAGTCTTGACTGGCTGCTGACGTGCCATGTTCACGATGTAATACTGAAGAGGGAAGTTGAAGAGGAACGCCTTTGCGATCTGGCGGTCAATCTCCTCCTCTGAGAACTCGGTCTCGTCAGCCTTTGTTGCAGTCGCTGCACCGTCTACTACTGTGTGGAGACCCTTGTCATCCTTCTCGTAGCCAGCCTCCTCGTTTGTGAGACCCTCCTTAGCATCTACTACATCTGGGTTAGGAGCACCCATAGCCTCTGCCATTGCAAAAGAGCAGTCAACACCTAGTGCTGCTGCTACGGCAACAAGAAGGAATGACAGAAAGCCAATCTTGTGCCCTTTAATCAATTCAAAAATCTTCATACACACACGTATTAAAGGTTATTCTCCAAGCCCAAACATATCTAGGGCTGTTCTAGTCTTCGCCTTAGGTTTGCGCTCTGGAACTGCTGAACCCTGTCCACCAAGTGCAGGTGGAAGAGTAGTCTTCAACTCTGATCCCTCACGCATCTTCTCTTTGATCTTCGCATTCTTTCCTGCAAGCTCACCCTCGGCTCTTGCTGTCTTCACATCATTGTCATGATTGATAGCATTGTACGCAAGAAGGAACGACTCAGGCTCATAAATACCACGAATCATATCTGTTCCAATCTTATGTACCTTGTCGAAAACTGCGATTGCCTCTTCATCTGTGAGGTTATGCTCTGCCTGAAAAGCATTAAGAGCATCTACTGACTTCTGGAAGTTTGCCTGCGCCTCTTCATCGGCAGCCTTGTTCTTGCTTACCTTGTCAAGCCACTTGTTCTGAGCATCAAGGAACTTTGCCTTTCCTTCCTCAGAACCGAGAGCATCAAGGAACTCATCGCCGAACTCCTCAATAAGGTGCTCCATTACATTGCCACCTTCCGCCCATTTCATAAACATTGCTCCGATACGAGCATCAGATGCGAAGAGATCATTAAGTCTTTTGCTATGAGTATTGTACTCGTTCTCACGAGATTCGTACTCTCCGAACAACTCCTCGATTGAGTCATCCATAACATCTTGAGCATCAGTACCATCCTGACCAACAAACTGTCTGTCTGGATATCTATTGGTGAGTCGCTCTTTTACCCTCTCTCTTGAGGTCTTAACTACTTGATTATCTGCTTTTTCCATACTTAGAATTGATGGGTTAAAATATTTTACCAACACAAAAATATCCCCCATAAAATTGGCTTTCGGTCTATCTTTGTCAAAACGGTCGGTTATGCCCTAAATTTGTATAGTTAAAAGGCATGAAAGACGTTGAGTTAAAGAGCATTAGGGATAGGGATTTGTTCCTATGCTATCAGAAAGCATTGAAAGAGAAGGACTTTAAAAATCAATGGGAAGCCATTGAATATGTAAGAAAAAGTCCTGCACCGAGATTCTACATCTCATCAAAAGTTTGCTCCCTCTTGTTAGGGAAAATCTTCGCAGGCGAGAGGCTTGAGAGGATGCATCCGTTAGCCTACAGGCGAATCAAACATCTAGAGAAAATGTATAAGAACTACGTGTCGGGACCGGCAGGGATGAAAGGTCTGTCACGAGAGAGAGTGTGTGAGATTCTGGTAGATATGCCTGCACCAGAGTTCTATATATCAAATGTATATGCCACACGTATCATCAAAAAGGAAATAGCCAATCACAACAAGAAGATAAGGAGGGTAGTAGGATGGTAAGATTTGTAACCATAGGCATTATCTTGCTTGCTGTCCTTTTGTGGCCTCATAGCACCGAATGGATAGTAGGGCAGGATATCTATATCCGTATGGCTCTGCATCATTTCTTCCACGGCAATATCTTCCATCTTCTTGCCAACCTATTGTCATTGTACTTTGTATTGCCTTACCTGAAGAGGTGGCAGATGGGAGTAGGGTATGGTATCGCATCCCTTTCTGTCCTTGCATCGGCAACCCCAGTGATAGGATTCTCAAACCTCATATATGCATTCATAGGTTTGCGTTCTCCTTCGTTCAAATCAAAGTGGTGGAGACATTCAGGAACGATAGCCTTTATGGTTATCACACTTGCAATGGTCTTTATCCCCAATGTATCCGCAGTCACTCATATCATCTGCTTCTCGGCAGGTGTACTTGTCTCTGCTATTGTTCGACAATTAAAACAGATTAGCGATGATTGCAAGAGATACATATAAGTCCATCATAGAAGAGAACAAGATCCGTATGAAGAAACTTCGTGCGGAGTTTGACCCTATAACAGGAAAGGATGCTCCTTTGGAAAGGGAGCTGCTGCATATCTCTGACTTTGCTCTTAAAGACCAATGGGTGCCAAAGGATATGATGAAGAATACTCTTGTAAAGAACATCGTCAAGTATGGAAGTATCAAGAAGTTTATCAATGAGCATCCTTTTGAAGATAGCATACCTACCTATCACGAAGTAGAACTGCAATTGCGTAGGATTCGCCACAAGTATGACTTTGTACATTGGGCATACATGTGTATCAAGATCAAGGCAAAGACAGGTGGTCGTGTGAGGTTCAAGCTCAACTATGCTCAGATAAAGGTATTGGAGAAATGCGAAGAGTTGAGAAAGGCAGGCAAGCCTATTGACATCATCATCTGCAAGGCGCGTCAGTGGGGTGGTTCTACCTTCTCGATATTCTATCAGAAGTGGCTTGCTCTCAAATGGAAAGAGTCTCATTCCTTTGTCGTTGCTGCCCAGAACAAGACTGTAGCCAAGTCCATTGTCCGAATGCTCACACAGGCTGTCAAGTCTTATCCTGCTTGGGATTTAGGATTACCAGAAGGGGAGACATTGCAGCTTGCCAACGTGGATGACACTTGTTATGAATTCCGAGATAGCCATAAGCAGAGAGTTAGAGACCACGATATCTATGTGGGTACAATCAAGGAGCCAGATGGTATCCGAGGATTCGCCACATCGGGAGCGCACTATTCCGAGGTGGGAGTGTGGGATGACACTCCTGAGAGAAGACCAGGAGACCTCATCCGTTCCATTGCAGGTGGTATCCCCGTGATGCCATACACCATGCAGGTAATGGAGTCCACTCCGAAGGGAGCAGGTAACTTCTTCCACGAGACATGGAGAAATGCCAAGAACGATGAGTCCAACTTCAATGCGTTATTTATTCCGTGGTATTTCATCCCACATGATACTCTGCCGATAGATGATATGGAAGAGTTTGTAGAGTGGCTTGTAAGTGGCAAGGATGACCAACAACCGCAAGGAAGGTGGAAAGACTCAGGGGCGCACTATTGGTGGTTGTGGACTCTTGGTGCAACCCTTGAAGGAATCAATTGGTATCGCTACAAGAGATTATCATATAACGACTATGCTCTTATGGCATCCGAAGCACCTTCCGATGATATCGAGGCATTCCAGTTCTCTGGAACAAAAGTATTTGACTTCAGAGAGGTGGATGCTATGCGAGAGACTTGTAAACCGCCTATTGCAGAGGGAGAACTTGTCAGCGATGCAGGAAAGGGTAAGGGAGTGTTAAAGAATATCCGTTTCCATAGCAAGAGACAAGGTGACCTCAAGATTTGGGAATTCCCTGACAAGGAGGCACACATATCCAACCGATACCTTACCGTGGTGGATGTCGGTGGTAGGAGCAAGAAAGCCGACTGGTCTGTCATCCGTGTCTTTGATAGGTTTATGATGACAATGGGTGGAAAGCCAGAGTTGGTTGCTCAGATGCGATATCATACGGATCACGACCTCTTGGCATATGATGCTGTGCGTATTGCTGAATACTACAACCATTCATTACTAGTCTTTGAGTCCAACACCTTTGAGACCAAGGATAAGGAAAGAGATACCGATGGTAATATGATAGAATTCATCCTTGACACCATCAGTGGTATCTACACAAATCTTTATGCTCGTAGTTCGGATGCCGAGCAGATTAACCCAGGAGCACCGAAGAGATGGGGATTCCATACTAATACTCTTACCAAGCCTGCCATCATTGCCAACCTCATTGAATGCATCCGTGACAGACTTTATGTGGAGAGATGGAATCCTTGCCTTGATGAGATGGCTATGTACCAGAAGAACGACAAGGGGCAGTTCTCTGCACCAGCAGGCGAGGGCAACCATGACGATATGCTTATGTGTACGGCAATTGCTTTATGGGTTTGTTTCAGAGAGATGGAGCAACCAAAATGGATAGAACGGAATGAATTCAAGAAAGAGAGAACCATCAGTTCCAATAATACATCAACATTTTAATCAACACAGTATGAGAAAGTTTATTGACTTAATCAAAGGTTACATCAGGAAGATGTCAATCTACGTGGTAACGGCTTATGCCAATCACATCTACCGCAATGCTGTAGAAGCAGCAGAGAAGAGACACATTCAGGAGAAGGAGATGATTTATGTTGCCAATGGCGCAGTAAACGCATCTGTCCTTCGTACTTACAACAGGAAGCAGTTTCGTAAAATGAAACGACTGCTCAAGATTGGAGACAATAAGTTTTACAACCTCACCAATCTCAAATCTTCTGCTTGGTATCATACAGCCAATAGGGATGAGAAGGAAGCCCTGACACCTAAGGCAAAAGAGCTCAGAAGGAAGGCTTTTGTCAAGCATATATTACGAAACGCTAAGTTAGTCTAAAACAAAAGGGAGAGACCATCACGGCTTCTCCCTTTTTCACTAAAACCAAAAACCAATATGAAAAAACATTACTGAAGTGGCGTAGCTCCAGGGGTCATGCCCTGCTCTGCTGCCTGCATCTCAGCCTTTCTTGCTTGTATATTCTGAAGCATCCTGTCGGCAAATGGGAACGTACCGAACTCCAAGAGGTCCTCAATGCTGATTGCACCTGCCTGGAAGAACTGCATCAGATAGTCGTTAGATATCATTCTATATACAGGTGTCTCGGTAGACTCCTTGATTGCCAAGTCAAATTCAATATCTGCAACCTCGTTAAGGTTGAGATTCTCTGCGTTGAAGATTCCATCTATTGAACCAGCGATTGCTTCCCATCTCTGCTCATCATAGAATGCGGCGATGTTCTTTGCTTTCTTGATAGACACATCTTCCATGAATGAATGGAACTTAGCCATAAGTGATGCGATAGGAGTTGATGAGTTTGCTGTCATCTGAGCATAGAGAGATGCCGATGTGCCTGAATAAGGAGTCTTACCCTGAAGCGCACCAGATGCAGCCGTGCTGTCTTCCATCAGTTTCTTGTACATCTCTACAAGCCTTGCAGCATCAAAGTTGATAGCCGAGCCGTGGAATACCTGTGGAGCAGGAACACCAGGCTTTGCTTCGTAGAAGATGAGTCCATCAATAGATGTCCATTGTGAAGCGAATTCATCATACGACATATCATCTGGAACGAGTGCTTTCGGCACCATAGTGACTCCCTTGACCTGTGCTCTTATGATCCAATCGTGAAGAGTGATTGCTCGGTTGATTGCCATGTTATGGTCAATTGCATCCGAGATGTATCCACTGATGCGACCATCGGTGAATGGGGTAGCGCAGATGGAATAAGGATGCATTCTGTCTGGATACTCCGACTCTCCCTCCCAAAGGATAGAACCATCTGGGGCAAGGAACTTACAATACCAATAAGTATCAATGAAGAACTCAGTCTCGATGAGTGGTGCTTTTGCCCATCCTGCCTGTGCTGCAAGAGCCTTTCTGCCTTCGTTGGTATCCTTTATCCATTTCCTTGCCTCCGCATCATCTGCGTTGATTTTCTCAAGTGTTCCTCGGCTTGTATCGTGGATGCGGATACGTGGTCTTGCTTCCTTTGTCCATACCTCATATACTCGGCAGAGTGTTCTGTCAATAGGAGTACGGAAGTCAAGAGTTATGAGTTCGTGTTTCTTTGTAGCATCTACTATGTCATTATCAACAAATACAGAAGACTCGTTTGTATATATATCCTTCAGGATGTCGTAGTCCGACTCGGAAGTGACAAACTTAGCGCAAAGTTCCGTGAAAGGTACATCGTGGATTTCTCCCATCAGGGATGCATCCCAGAAACGAGGGTCTTTCATTGTGGAGTCAAAGAAGAAGTAGTTAGGATTGACAGTATCACTCCAACTGTCTCTTCTGCCGTTTCTCCAATCATAAGACTCTCTCATGATAGCAAGACCACCTATGATGAATTCCTCCATCGCATTGATGTAGAGGATGTCCATCTTATTCTTATTGCAGTTCGCATGTAGTCCTGTGGTAACCAGTTCTCCGTACTGCTGTTCCTTTCTATCCCTTGCATTACATACAGGCTCGTTGGCCTCCTTGACAAGAAGGCCTGCGATGGTATTGACCTTTGTTGCGATCTGATTAGACTGAAGAGCCACGTTGCCTTGCAGGGTAACGTACTCTCTCTGAGTCATGGTCTTGCCATTGACAGTTATGTAGTCAGACCACTGGTCACCATAGGTAAACCTCATGGCTCTTGCCCTCTGCTCGCGGAACTCATACAGATTGTTCCACAGAGTCTCGCATCGGATAAGGAGCTGATGGTCTGTTTCCTTGTCCAGACCGAGCTTCCTGCTCCGATACTTCACGGAATCCATGTCCGCTATAGTATTCTTTCTTGGGTTTCTTCGGCTTTGCTTTATCATGATAAACGAAAATGAGTCTCCACACAAAGGTGGAAACTCACTCTCTCTAGTTTGGTCTATCTTTGTCGGTATCAGAGATTTGCTTTCTCCATCTCCTCTACCATCTCCTTTCGGAGTTCAAGCATCATATCCTCGAGTTCATTCCTGGTCTTCGCATCTACCTTGAGCAGTTTATCACGGATTTTCTCGATAGCCCGAGTCATGCCTCCGTATTGAGTGTATCGCTCAAATGCATCGGTCTTCATGAACTCATCCAGCATCTCGGCATATTCCATCGCACCTACCATGTTACCCTTCATGCCTTCTGCCCGCGCCTTACTCTTGAGGTCTCCGAGGGTTTCTGTCACTTCTTTGTACTCATTGTCAAGATATTCGTAGTATTTCTTTGCCTCATCATTGCCTCGGCTGCGCTTGTACTCTTCCGCCATTTTTGTGAACCTCTGGATGTACTTATTCTCCCTCTCCTTCTCCATCTCATCACTGTAAAGCCATCCAGTCATAGGGGCACCTCTATTGACCTTGTAGTCAGCATATCGTTTCGCAAATTCGTAGATGGTGAGGTCAAGACCCTTGTCTGCCGTGAAATCGATCTCGTCGATATAGATCTTGTCAGCCTGTGTCTGCGGAATCTGAAGAACTCTGAGAATACAAAGGGCAACCTCTTTGGATGTTTGAGGCTCTCCGTTGCATGCATCCTCAATTGCTACAATGAAATCCGTAAAGGTCTGAGGATTAACTCCGATACCAGACTGAATAAGAATGTTGAACATCTCGTTATATGCAGCCACCTTGTCGTAGTCAAGCATCTTGATAGTCTTCTCAATATCGCTTATCACAGGGAGAAGAGTAGTGTTGACATCCGAGAGTTTCTCTCCCATTGCAAGGTTACCTGCCATATTGCTGACAATGCTACCGCCCGCCATTCCTTCTATTGGGCCTCCGACAAGTCCACGGATAGCCGCATCCTTGACCATAGCCTTCTTCTCATCATCATCGTCTCCTACGAGCAGGTAAGGAAGGTAAGCACCCAAGTTCCAAGCGAACTGAACCAAGAACTGGAAGGTTACAAGCCTTGCAGCATTCTTGGCAAACGAGCGATTGTAGACTCTTGTCGCAGCTCTCTCTGCCTGTTCCTCAGTCAGACCATCACGAACCATCTGCTTCTTCATATACTCGATGGACTCTTCCTTGTATCCCTTACGCATCATATGGCTTATGTTGCGCCAAGCATCCACAGCCATTCTCTGGTAACCCATTGCAGAGTTTCTGAAGACAGTGAATGCGACACTTGCGACAGTCCTGTCCACCTGCACAGCAGAAAGGAATGCGCTCTCGTTGGACTGCTGAGATTCGTTGAAGAGAATAGTCGCATCCTGCTTCGCTTTCTTGTCTGCCTGCTCCTCGGAGTATCCCATATCCAAGTAAGACTGATACTTTGTCTCATAGATTGATCTTGCTCCGATAGACACGGTTACAGCATCAATGAAAGCATTCGGTGTCATACCATATCTTCCCGCCAATTCTACAATCTTGTACTTCCAAATCTTCCAATCCGAGTCCGTCTGCATCAATCGTGTATCTCCCGCCTGTCTGCTCTTCCATCTCTTCTCAAACATAGGAAGGTTCTCCATTGCCCAGTTCCAAGCTATCCAAGGAGTCGCAATATTCTTGGCAAGAATTTTAATATTTGCATCCGAAACAAAAGCAGGCATTGAGAGCAACTGCTTGATGGCTGTGTACACACGGAATGAAATCTTCGCTCCTGTCACACCCTTGGCTACATTAAGCGCAGTCTTGTCAATAGAGTCACTCTTTGATGCAGGCTGATATACTCCTGCCGCAATCTCGGCAACGGTCTTGAAGTTACTCCATACTGTTTTGCCAGAGCCGTAGATACCCGACATATTCTCCACTCGGTTACGGAACTTCCTATATGAGAGCAAAGTGTTGAGATCCTTATTGAACTCAGCAAATGCTGCCCAATGCTCCATCTGCTGAATATGCTCAAGCATCACATCAAAGGCATCAGCATTCATAATGTCCAAAGCAAGACTATTCTTGGTTCTCTTGATGATGCTTCCTGTGATGGTTGCAGGCTTCGCTGTTCCTTCTCCCGCTTCAACATCCACTTCTCTTGTTCTTGCTCCAGGGTTAACCTTGATAGGGAAGTAGTTGTCAATGGAAGCCATTGGAGCACCGAAGAGTCTCTCATGTACTGCGTTGTACTTATCTCTCAGACTTGGAAGGAATCTCTCCTGCATCCAATCTGCAAGGGTAATAAATCTCGGATCCATCTGAGCAACGATTGCATCCACATCCTCCTGCGAGATACCCATCTTGCGGAGTTTCATCTTACCATCGGTCATCTTGTTGACCATATAGATGTAGAGTGCGTTACCCTGAGAAATCTCCTTGTCTACCATCTCGCCATTATCCCATACCTTGATGGTGATCTTCGGCATCTTTCTCTCCTTTGCAAACAGGTCGCTCCATCTCTCAACTCCCTCACCGAACATCGTCCTTGCAGCAGAATCAAGCATTTCGTGCGCTTTCTGCACTCCCTTGTACTCAGACTCGGTAGCCTTTGTCCAACCACCCATAAAGTGATTCCAAAGGTATCCCTCGCCCGATGTACTCTTAGGTGCAAACGATCTCAGCATTTGGTCGAATGTCGCAAGTGGTTTCAGGAAGAAGCGAACAAGTGGACTGTTCCAGAATCTATTTTCCTTGACTCCGTGCATATCAGCAGGCATTCCCTGCATATCAGAGTTTGCGAAGTGCTGAATCTGTGCAACCCTTTCTTTCTCTCTCTCGTTGAAGAGTTTTGAACCTTGGATGCTCTTGGTGACCATCTTCGCAAGATCATCAATGAGTTTTTGGTAAGCAAGGACTCTTTGTGTATGGTTTTCTCGGATAGCTTCATTGACAGCGGCAACAAAGTCCAGGAAAGACTTTCTGTCTCTGATACCATCCTTGTACTCCTGTTCTGCATCCTTGATTTCTTGGCGAAGTCTCTTCTCTTCCTTCTCGCTTTCCTTGATATTCTCTACGTACTGCTTTGCGAATTCAAGACCTATGAGTTCGTTCTCTGCATTTCTGCGGACTGCCTCAGACTCGCTAGTGAGCTTCTCTTCTACATCAACCATTCTGAATAGTATGTCTACAAGGTCGTTTCCGATATGCTCACGGATAGCATCCATAATCTGCTGTCCGGGGATGTCAAGTCTTCCCTTGACCTCCACTCCTCTTGTATCCACTTTCTTTCCACGGATGCGGAGGAACTTGTCAAGGTTCTCTCTTCCGTGGCGGAGTTGGTTGTCAATCATGATATCCATCAGTCTGTCTACATATTTGGTAAGGTCACTCTTGCCGGTTGCACCGTTAAGCACACTGATAAGTCTCTTGATTTCTCCCCTTGAAGGATCGGCAATCTTGCCACTTGCAAGAAGATCGTTTGCAAGGCTTGCAAGGATTTGGATAGTATTCTGGTCGTACTTTCGTTGAGCTGCTGCAGCCTTTCTGAGCTGATTAAGAGCTCCGTTGATAGTACGGATTCTGTCCATGAACTCATCTGCTGCAAGCTGACTTTCCGCAGCCACTCTCATCTTGCCTTTCTCCACCAGTTCATCCACTGGCATCGTCGCATAGTCCTCGGCTGTGGTCTTGTAAGAATTCGTGCTTTCTTCTGGCACAAAGTCCTTTCCGCTTTCTCTTGGATAGTCATACTCTACCTTTGCATCAGGATGCTCTGCATTCCAAGTGTCAATCACTTCTCTTGCTTCAGCATCTGACATAATGCGGTCTGCAATGAATGATCCTGCAACATACCATCCCATCTTGTCTGACTGTGATGCTTTCTTGTTAGCATTGGTAGCCTTCATATAGAAACCATCAGTAGGGATATGTGTAGGGATATCCTTGTCTGGATTTGCATCTGCTTCTGATTGGTAGTCTACATCGGCAGGAATACGACCTTCCACCCATACGAAACTATCATCGCGGAGATTCTTATCCTTACCCTTTCCGATTTGTCTCATAGTAGGGAGTGAACCCGCATGCCATCCTGGTCTCATTGCGAACTGACCTACCTGACCAGAACCATTGATTCCAAGATTATAGTAACTGCGAGACTCACCTTCGTATCTTCTCTGAGCAGTAGACTTATCCTCAATCTCAATCCATCTTGCTCCGTTCTCGGTTGCCCAATTAACAGCAGCAACATTCGGTTTCTTTCCCTTGATTGCGATTTCTGGATGCTGTGCTTTGAACTCTTCAAGAGTCATTGCTTCGCCAGTCTCGTTGTTCACAAGATGTACGCCCGATGCAAGTTTAGTAAGGTCACCGAGGTTTGGAGATTCTGCATCATACCAGGTGCCAAGTTCAATCGGTTCTGCGCTACCAATGAAGAGAGGATAGAGTTTACCATCTGCTCCGAGTCTCATCAGCTTGTACACTTCCTGAGTCTTAACAGGAGCAGGCTTGGTGCGAGTCTTGAACCTTATATCCTCATCCTCCGAATACTCTCCGTTGTTCTCAGTTGCGGACTTGATTTGGTTAGAGGAGAACACGACATACTCATTGGTCGGGCGAACCTCATATTCCACATCTTGGTCTCCCGCATCTATCACATTCTTGATAATAACACCATCATACTTGCCACTATCCTTCATCCTCTTCACAAATGCATTGGTGTCGGTCACACCCCTTGCTTCGATATCATCCTCATTAATATTATGTTCTCTAGCAAATGCCTGTGCTTCTTCAAGGGTGTCAAACATCTCATCTATCTCTGCTCCATCATACACCTCAAAATCGGCAGGCAATTCATACCATGCGCTATCCTTTGCATCTATGATAGCAGGGGTGCGAAGGTTAAGGAAAGTGGCATACATCCCTTCCTCGCTACCCGCATAGGTCATTGCGTTGTCCATATCCTCGGCAAACCAATATGTTCCTTTAGGGGCTTTGCTATTCTTACGGACAGAGTCATCAAAGGTGCTGAACCTAGATGAAATAGTACCATGATGCACCACCATCGGTTCGCCATTCTCATCCACAACCTTTGATGCATTCTCTGGATCGTTCTCCCAATCACCGAACCAATCCTTGAAATTCTTGGTACGGACAAGTGCCCATTGCTCTGGCGTGAGCTTGGTATCCTTTCCGTTCGGTGCCTTGAGGTAGTTTCCGTTCACGATTGCCTGTGCCGAGATAGTGTCCATCTCCTTGCGTACTTCTGGGGTTATTGCTGACTTGAAGAGGGTTTCTCCGCTTTCTTCTGCGAGAGTTCCGCCTTCGCCTTCAGTCTCTTTATCAGATACTCCACTTTCTTTTCCTGCTCTGGAGTCTTCGCTGATTGCTTCAGAACTTCTAGACTTTCCATAATTTGTCTTGCTGTTTATTAGTTCAACGTTCTTCTTGTCTTCTCCCTGCATCTTCTGGGCCAACTCCTCCACCTTGTTGTCGGAAGCAAAGTATTCCATAGCGAAACAGAGCATTTCCTCGTGTTTGTCTTTTTCGGACAGATTAGCATACTGGCTGTCAATGGCAGCCTTGATTGCACTCATAGCCTCATCATTCTCCGCGTTATCCCAGAAATACTTTCCTGTATTGATAATCTGCGGATATCTTTTGGCAAGGTGATGGATGCTCTCGTGATAGATTGCTGTGTCGTATTCGTCTGAGTCCGTTATATCTTCGTGAGCAAAGATAGCTATTCCTTTCTTTCCGAGATACTCTGCAACAGTATCTTTGATGTCATCTACGGAGTCATATCCAAGTTTCTTCGCGGTGGCATCATTCACAGGCATAACACTAATCATCGCTCCGTTGCCATACTTGGAAACGTAGTCCCTCATACTCTGAAGAGCAAAAGACTCGGCAGACTGATTATGCATCCTTGTCTTGAACATGGTCTGACCTTCCATCATCGACTCCTTCATTTCCTCGGTTACCGGGATAGAGTGCATAGTAAGACCACCTTCAAGGTCGAGTTCAATGTCAGTAGTCTTCACACCCCACTTCTTTCCGTACTTGTCCATAAAGGCAGGGAGCATTCTGTCGTAGAAACCCTTCATACCTTCGCCACCGACTCGGAGATTGTCTCCGCTTATCGTTGCGGTTTCAGATGGTTCAAGTGCATCAACACTCTCAATTATCCTTTGAGCCATTTCCTTACCATAGACTCCAGCCATTGCGCTCTCATCGGCAAAGACTTCGTTATGTACAACTGAACCGTTTTCACCAAACGAAACTACCTCATATCCTCTTGGATATTTAGTGGCTTTAATCTCGCTGATTATACCACCGATATTATATCTCTCCGCCTGCTGGTCTCCCTTGGTCCAAGCAACCACATCGTATCCGTTCTCTGCAGCATAGCGGAGCATGCGCTTCATAGCAAGCTCGTGCCAGTTCTTGTCGAATGGAGCATCTGGAACGCCATTAGAACTACCAAAGATGGCTTCTCTAGCGGCATCCTCAGCTCTTGTAAGAGAAATAAACTTCTGAGTTACCTCGGTTCCCCATCTTTCGTTCATCCTCTTTATATACGCCTTTTCTGAAGCGGGGCTATTCTGCCTACGAATACCAATGGCATCACTCATCACCTTATACTCTTCAACACCCGACTGTTCCGCGAGATCTTCTACATAGGCTTTGAGCTCCTCTCTTCTTTGGTCATAATCTGCCCAAAGCACACGCGTATCTTTGTATCCCTTCTCTCTTCCCTCCTGATGTCTCTTAGACTGAATCTCATCGATGACGAGGACTCTGTTTCCAGACTCATCGGTAGTTTCTCCGAAGCGAATCCAAGCTACTGCGCGACCATCGCCAGCATCACCGAAGTGAACCTCGTCTGACTCGTTCCACGACACAATAGTTGGTACAGTGAGAGCGATCTCGCGTTTATTATCAAGGTCTTCTGTAGTGTAGTTGAGACGTGTGTCATTGATTGGATTTTCCGCCTTGAAATCTATACCGACCTTTGCAGCCCAGTTCTCCAAGTCTTCCACTTCTTCGTAAGGGAATGTGAGATAAACGTCAGACTGTGACCTCTCGATAGTGTAAGGGAATTCATCGTTAAACTCCTCATGCAATCTGTCCATAGCATAGTCACGAGCCTCGTCACCATAATCGTCCTCTACATCGTGTGACTCATAATACTCCTGCATATAGTTGTCAAACTTATTCTGGAGTATTCGCTGGATTTCAACATAAGTGTCTTCTGCATTGCCTTCCGCGTTGGCTGCATAATAAACCTCCTCGATCTGGATCATATGCTCGTTGACATAGTCAAGCACCTCCTGCTTGGTGAGAGTCTTCTTGTCCGAAGCCTTGAGCCAATCCGAGAGTCCCATCCATTTGTCTTCACCGGCTTTGAGACCACCGTTCTTCTCGAGCATCTTCAACCACTGTTCTGGAGTAGCCTTCTCCATCTTGATTCCCTCTACGGCTTTCGCTGCATTGGAAACGAAGATTGCTTGGTTGTTATTGGCTGTCTTGAAGAGTGTCTGGGATCCGTTAGGTCGAGAAGATACGACATAAAGCTCTGGGCTGTTAGCAAATGCTCCTTCCCTGAGAATGTCTTCAGCCATGCTTCCATCTCCAAATGGCATCGGAACAGCCGTATTGTCAACAGCATCTCTCTCTGCGTTTGAATCGGCATCTTCAATGCTATCATTACGCGAATGAAGAACCTCTCGTATTGAATCATCTGTTCCTTTTTCATGCTCTTCCTTAATTAGATTATCAATTTCTTCTCTTGTGCTATCTGAGATGTAGAACATCCTAAACGGAATTGGTTCTCCGTTTTCGTTCCAATAGTATTGATATGCGTGATGAATGTCAGCATAAACTAAACCGATTCCATCTTTCTCAAAATACCAGTTATTTACAGCATGTACAAATTTAGCATATTCCTGCTTATTCCCAATCCAAATGCCGCCATAAATTTCCTCTACCTCTTTCCTTTTTTCATCATCAGACATTTGTTTTTGAGCTCGTCTTGAACTCTTAAACATAGTCATACCATTCTCCTTTGCTACCTCTTCAAGATATCTCTCTGCATCTGCTGTATTCTCAAAGTGGACATCATCACGAAGACCCATCTCCTCTTCTGTAATATCTCCGTTAAGGTATGCGGCTGCCTGCTCCGCAAGAATCTCAATGTGTCTATTGGTTCTCTGAATGTTGCCCTCTCTATGTTCAAGCATACTTCTCTCTCCCTCGAAGAGAACATCTTTCTCCATCTCCGTGAAATCAAAGTTTGACTGAACTGGTAGCTGAGGAGAAGGAATCTCATCAATCATCTCTCCCTGCTCATTGAATACAGGCTTGTATGCAGTGAAGTCGGTAAGGAACTTGTAATACTGATTCCATACACCATCGGTTGTGTCAGCATCCATAATGTCTATGATCTGCTGATTAGGAGTATATCCGTTCTCCTCGCAGTACGCTCTATAATAGTCAGAGTTGATACCCCAATCGAACTTAGGTCGGAATCCCTTTTCTGCACACCAAGCAAGATATTCTCTTGTCTTGTCACGCATGTTCCATCCTTCCTTGTTCATATCGTTGTAGAACTTGAAAGTATCCTCAGAAGAAGATATCTTGCTCCAACCATCCTTTGTCTTCTTGCGTGTAGACTGATATGCTGTATTGTCAGTATACCACTTGACATCGGTCTTCTCTCTTGCAGCCATTGGCATACCAGAAAGATGGAAAGGAATCACCATCCTTATCCATTGCTGTGCAGCAGAGAAGATGGCATGGTTAACTGATGCTCCTACCATAATGGCACCACAGTCCTTATTCCTTGAATCATCGTGGAATATCTGCTGCGCGAACGCAGGAGAAACCGAGTGTTCCTCGCTGAAGTTGATACCGATAATATTGCCCTCTGCATCCACTTCCAGACCGGCATACTCTGCCCACTTATGTCTCAACTCTTGTTTCTTTTCTTCCGATGCCTTGTTGTACTCTTCTTTTACGGAGTCCGGCACAATGGCATTTGCCAAAGTTGAGATATTGAACTTGGCGTTGCTACGACCAAAGATAAGAACTGCAGCTACCTCTTTGGTGTATGACTGGAGCATTTGTCTGTTCGCCTCAAGGTCAAAGAACATCTGCATATAGTCAAACACCTTTGTAATGTCAAAGTCAGAGAATGAGAAGAGTCTTGCTCCACCAATCTCGTTTGCTTTCTTGAATGCTGACTTGCTCAATGTCATTACCTCACCATCGTAAGGAACCGCATCTTGCACCGGCTTTGGTGTACCTGTGCCGAATCTCTGAAGGATGATAGAGTAAAGGTCTGCATATGCCTGTCCGTGCTGTTGACGAATCTCCATCAATCCCTTTGATCCAAGCAGGTCGTTAAGAGTCATCTTCTTTCTCATCTCAGGATATTCCATAATGAGACGAACCATCTTGGCTCTCACATTGTCGATCTGCCTATTGCGGATCTTTCCGAGAGCATCCCACTGCTTCTGTGTCGGGTTGAATGAGAGAGGGTCTGCATTAGGGTTCTTGTCCAACCACTCGTTGCGCATAGCGTTGAAAGCATTTCTGTATTCTTCCATATTCTCGTTGACATATGTAGGATACAGACCTTCATTCGCAATCTTCTTCATCTCTCGCTTCTGCTCATCGTTTGGTTTCCATTGGTCTACTGGCTTCTTTGCCTTCTCTGCCTTCTCCTTGATGTATTTTTCAAGTGCTTTCTTGTTTTTCCTCTTCTGAGCCTTGAAAGTCTTCGGGTCAAGCCCCTGGAAGAGCAGGGCAATGTCATCAAGGTTTCTCATTACCTTTGCAACCTTTGACTTGTCCTCGTATGTCCTCCACTCATCAGCAGGGATGAATGCATCTCCATCCTTACCGAATTCAAAGAACTCATCGGTTTCTACTCCGGCTTCTACAAGAGCATCATTCCAGTCATTTACAATCTGCGATGCCCAGTTGATGATCTGAAGTCTCTTGCCCTCCACAAAGCAGAGATTACAAGCCACCTCAATACCATACTGCTTCATCATCTTCTGGATTGTCACAATCTCGCCCGGTCCCATTCCCGACAATTCTGCTCCTCTCTTTACAAGTTCGTTGAGCAGTTGGGTGAATGCCTCTCTCTTGATGCAGTCGGTTGTGATTTCAAGGTTAACCGGGTAGTCTCCGTTAGACACAAGAGATGTGATAGCCTTGACATAGTCACGACCAATCTGCTTGTATAAAGGAGTCTTCTCTGCCCATCTATTAAACTCGTCAAAGCGAACTGTGCCATCAGGATTGGTGAGCCTACGGAGTTTCTCCATATAAGCATACGCAGTATCCATTCTTTGAGCCATGTCCTTGATTTCGGCTTCTGGGAAACCCATATTCTGCATTCGTGTAAGGACTTCCTCTCTTGTGCCGGTATGCTCATTACCGAGATTGTCTACCCACGAATGGTAGGTAGCAGTGCTGTAGTTGTTTGTTCCGTTAGCCGCCTTCGCATCCGACTGCACCTCTTCAGGAACGAGTCCCTTTTCGGTCTGCTCCTGCGCTTCTGCCATGAATGACTCCACCTCCTTCTGCGTTTCTTGCGCCTTCTCCATAAGTCTAAGATGGTTGTCACGGATGGCATTCGCTATGAGGTTGGAGTCAAGATCGTCATCGCTGAACAATCTACGGAAGAAGTCCACGATCCTCTCCCAGATAGTCTTCTGCTCTGCCGATGCTTTGCCAAGGTCTACCTGCTCCGCTACGTGAGATGCAAACTCTTCTGCCGCCTTTCTTCTGCGGGTGTCTGCATCTTTTTTATTTGCTACACTCGGATAGTTGTAGAAGGTGTTTCTTGCAGAGTCTGACATCATTGCCCACACCTTATCCATAAGCTCATTGTAGGACTTCTCATCAAGAAGAGCGAATCCGGCATGACCAGTTGTCTCATGCTTCAGTGTCTCCTCCAATTTAGCCATAGAATCTACGTGTGGCAGATAGATGTGTACGCCTTTGCGATTCTGCCAACCTGGAGTCTTTCCTTTATTGATTGTGGCTACAGCACTCTTGTCTTTTACCTCATCAAGAGACTCATACACGAAGACAGGAATTCCGTACTTCTTTCTCCACTGTTCTATTCTTTCACGATACTGAAGAGTCTGCTCTGCCCGTCTCCGTTCATCAGAGATTGCGGCCTGTGTGTACTTCTGCTGAAGTGCTGTCAATCTATTAAGTCTGCTCTGAAGTTCAATCTTCTCCGCCTTAATCACCTTTCTTGCCTTCGGATCATCGAATGCCATCTTGTCAAGTTCCGCCATCCTCTTTGTGATGGCAGCCATTCCACTTTCAATCTGCTCCAATGAGTCGGCACCATTATCCTGCATCACGCTGTCATTCCACTGACAGTATCCTTCAGGGTCATTCTCCCAAAAGGTATTCTCATCTACTTCGCCGGTCTCTTGGTCACGATATCGGTCTTCTGGTTTCGGTGTCGCATTCTTTACCTCTTCTGCAATATCCTCTCCTTGTCTCTGGATAGAGTCAACTTCGGCTTGCGTGGTTGCCCTTTGTGCTTTCTTCTCTGCTCTTCCGAGACCATAAGCGGCAGCTTCAGCCTCTGCTATCTGAGCATCGGTAAGAACCTCGATAGGCATTCCCATTGTCCTTCCCACCTGGTCCCAAGAAAGGATAATCTCATTTCCTTCCGCATCCACCACCGTTACACCTCGTTGCGACTTATCCTTTACTACAACCTCGTTAGGATTTCCCTTTGTTCCGAGATTAAGAGTCTTTGGGAGAAGTTCGCTCAACTTGGCAATCTGCTCATACCTCTCATTGGTCATTCGTTCCATCTGGGCCAGCTCTCTTCTTCCTTGAAGCACACCATCAAGATAGTTGTCAAGCGATACATTCTCGCTTGTGTTGATGTCGCTTTCATTAAGGAAGACCTGTGCTCCAGTCTCCTTATCAATGGCTGCAACCTCTCCCATTGCAGAAGGGGAAATGACAAAGTATCGTCTTCCGTTCTTGTCGGTAGCAATGTCAACCGACTTGTTGCCGCTCTCGTCTACCTTGTAGAATTGCTTGTATTGGCCTTCAAGTTCAGCCATTACCTGTTCTCGCTCCTTTGACTGCATCTCCTTCATTCCTCCACGGAGAGTCTGATATTCGGCTACAGCAGTCGCGTAGTCGGAAACCATCTGGAGTTCATCCTGAGATGCGCCCTTCGCTTCAAGTTCCTGCTTCAGTTCGTACATATCCTTGCCGAGTTCAAGAGGAGACATATCCCTCTTGTAGTCCGAAAGGAACTGTGCTCTTCCTTCTCCGAATTTTTTATCAATGAGCATCTGCTGAAGAGCGGAAGCCGAGTTCATCGCTCTCTTCTGGGCGAATCCGAACTGCGCTGCGCTTATGCCGCCACCGATAAGGGTAGCCGGAAGGAAACCGACCAACATAGCATATCCGTTTCCATCCCTATGCATATTCTTCAACGCATCTGAATCCATAGGTAAACGCATAGCGTTACCCACATATTCCTCAAGAATCTCTATAGGATAACCATGGAAACCTGCTTGTTTAAGGTAATCACTTACTGGCCCATTTGTCAAGAGTTTGCCCCACTCAGAGAACTTTGTTCCACCGAATGCAGCATCCCATGCCTTGCTAGTCCATTTCCCTACATGTTTCATAGGAACACCTAAGACCTTTCCAATAAGCTCACCAGACTTCTCGGATATAGTTTCTATTGTATCATCAAGGAAAGAAAGACTCATCTCCTTTCCTGGGTTAAGGTGTCCGTTCTTGTCGATGGTTGTAGCGGCTTGCGCCATGTGTGTATATGTAGATGGTCTCAGTGCTGTAGCAATAGCAACATTAGGAATACCCTTGATCGCCATTGTTCCTGCCTTAGCTACCAAGTTTCTCGCTACTCCCTTGAATGTTCCTTCAAGAGCTTTTGCTGCCCATCTTTCAAGTCCTGCGACAACACCCTTGCTGAGTCCTTTAGTTGCTGCATTTGCAACCTTGCCACCGAGAGCAAACTCAATAGCGAACTGCGCCCATTGTCCTGCTTGTTGTCCTGCCTTATACTTCTTGTCCCCACCATTTTGTGCAATGGCATTGGAGTATTCAAAATAAGATTTTAGCAGAGCCTTCTCGGATGGTTCAAGACCTCTTTCAATCTGCTCATCTGATACGTCTTTAAGAGTGCCATATCGTTTCTCCAGCTTCTGCATTATGTTGAAGATGTCTGTATACGTAGCAATGTCCTTTTGACTTATCTGCTGCTCATATGTATGCTCTGCTACGTCACCTATTCCTTTCCAGAATCCTTTCAGTTGTCCGGCGATTGCCTCTTCTGCTTTATCATAGAACTGCAATGCAGCTTGGTATCTTTCAAGTTTCTCTTTCTCCAGATAGTTCTGAGTGTCGTTGTTGAATGTAGCAAAGACATCATCTGTTGTGGCAAATTTACCTCTCATTGCAGCATTTGCATCCACATCCGACTCCATGTCATTCAGGACCTGTTGTCTTTCGTTTGCAAGATGCTCTTTCTGGTAACGAGCGAATTCCGTTTCGGCATTCTTTTCCCACTCTTCTCTTGCTGTCTTCACGCGAGGATTGTTGTCGTATGCCTCTTGCAATTGGTTTCTCTGCTCCTGGAGTCTTGTTCCTTCCTCTGCATATGCGGCTATAGCCTCATCCCTTTCAGTGTCAAATCCCGTTCCGATAGGGGATAGTCCAGACTGCTGGAGCATGACTGAACTCCAGTCTGCCCCAGTTCTCTCTGTACGTGAGTCCTGCCATGCTTTGATTTCCTCATCCTTCTTCTTTATCTGCTCATCAAGTTCATTTGCCTGATTATAATAGTAGTCAACACCACGGACTCGTGATACTTGAGCAGTAGGGAAGTCTTTCATGAATTCAGTCTCGTTCGTTTTCCAATCCTTACCCGAAAACGAGAAGTCTCCGCTTTCCGTATTGACGATGATATTATCGTTGTCATCAAGATCAGAAGCATTGTAAGCATCCACTTCTGCGATTTCAGCAGTAGGGAAATCCTTCATGAAGTCATCTTTGTTAGCAGACCAATCTTGTTCATTGAATCTATATGTGTTGCCATCTGCAACCACTATGTATTTCTTTTCTGAATCTATCATAGTCATCTAAATTACATTGCCCAGTTACTCCATTTGTTTCCATAGCCCTCGATCTTCTTTCTCAATGTAGGTGATTCTTCAATGAGAGCATTGCGGGCATCCTTCACTTGCTGATCTGTGGCAAGGTTCATTGACCTCTTCCTACTAATATCTTGATAGTTATCGTAAGCCTTTCGGAATGCAGAAGAAGTTTCTCCAGATGTTCCGTCTGCCTCAAGGTCTGCAGCTATTGAAGCGTCAAAATCTCTCATGATAGCCTCGGCTGTCTCGGCAGGAAGAGTGTAGATCACTTCCTTTCCATCTGCACCAGTCAACGTAAACTGCTCTGGTTTTCTCTTGCTACCTTCAGAAGCGTTCGCCCTGATTCTTGCCACCTCCTTTGCGTTAAACCTATCGAGAGCCTTCTGATATGCATCCGACTGGAGTTTTGCCGCAATTGTTGCCGCCTCTGCCGTGAGTTTCTTGTCAAGCATCTTTTCTGCATGCTGTTCACCTGCAACTCTCTCTGATGTCTTATATGCTCTTTCTGCCTCCTGTGCCTTCTGAGCTGCAATAGCATTGCCTTTTGCCAACTGCATCTGAAGCATCTGGTTTTTGTACTGATCCAATCTGTCATCGATAGACTTGATGTCTGCCTTTCTTTCAAGTCTCGCTGCCTCCATCTTCTGCTGAAGGGGAGTGAGCGCACCACTACCGAGGTCTATATTAGAACCACGATCCGCAACACCTATGAGGTTTGCAAGGCTTGCAAGACCATCGGAGATGCCTGCAATCATCTGCATATTGCGAGACTTTCTTTGAGCCACTTCGTCTTGCTCCTTGATTTTATTCTTCGCTTCCTGACGTTCAGATGCCCACACGCCAAGCTGCTGCATTGGAGAATAGTATGCGCTGTTGATTGCTTCGCTTGTGTCATCGACCTTATTCTGAGTTTGCTGATGGTTGAGTACACTCTTTGTAAGGTCATCTGTTTGCAACGAGGTGGTGTCTATCGGACCTACCTTCTTCAGTTTCCCCTTATCCATCTCTTCCTGTCTCAATTGCGAGACGGTCTTGTTCTCGTTCTCTGGCATACTAGTTATTCTTTACTTTGGTGATTCCTTCAAGACCAGACGCAAGGAGACTTGCGCCACTCTTTGCCGCTTGTCCTGCAGCTTGCGCAACCGCATTCGCCTGGTTCGCGTAAATCTGCTGCTGTTGCTGAGAAAGGTTGTTCTCTTGAGCGCGATACTGCTGTTCAATGTTGTCCTTGTACGATGACGCACTCGCTGCGATGTCGGCCATTGTATCCCCCATAGTCTTGTTCGCTGCCTGCTGCTGAAGCGCGAGGGACTCATCGGTTCCGCCGGCAACGATGTTTGTTGCCCTTGCTCGTTTGTACTGCTCATCCAGGAGCTCCCTCTGCTTTCTGAGAACATTCTGAACATCGGACCTCATCATGTAGTCCTCGTTCATCTTCTGGTTATACCAGTTCTTGTTCTCGTTTCTGCGATTCTGGAGTTCGGCTTCCGCCTGCTTGTTCAGCTGGTTGGACTTGACTTGTCCATAGATGGCGGAGCCGACCTGCATCGCTCCGCCCAGTGCTGATGAAATTATACTTCCTACCATATCCGTTAACGTTAATGAATGATGGTAAAGGAAATCATTCTATTTTCTGCTATCGGTCTATCTTTGTCAAACTGAAGAAAACTAGTTTAGTATGAGGGGAATACAAAAGAAAAGGACAGCTCGTGTTACAAGCCGTCCGTGAAGCATTTGTGTTACACTACGTGTTACAGAAGTTGTTTTTTGTACTCGAATGTATAAAGTAAAAATCCCCACTACAATAGTCTGTAATGAGGATTTAGGGTAGGTTTAGGTTGGTAATTGTTATTTATACATAAATCTCTTGATTATATCTCAGATTCTTTCCCTATCTAAACTCTGTAAGTGCTTGGTTATCAGTTGTGTTTGTGATTATGTGATGATATATGAGTAAATTATTTTTCTTCCAAACTGCACACTTTTCACGCTTTTTATGTATGTTTGTGTTACAATATGTGTTACAAAATCCGTTACAATGGCAGTCAATTTCCAAGCAGTCGTACTCCCTCATCAGAGGAAGAAGGACGGCACAAATGTAATCAGAATCCGTGTAACTCACAATAGGGAGTCCAAGTGGATCAAGAGCAATATCGTTTTGTCGGCAAAGGAGCAGACCAAGGAAGGCAAGCCGAGGAGCAAGGCGGTGATGAAGCCAGCCGAGAAACTGATAGAGAGAATGACCGAGGTGGTGAACTCCATAGATATGTACAAGTTGCAGAAGATGGATGTTGAGCAGTTGGTCAAATATATCAATGTCGCTCTTGAGGAGCCAGACAGATTCACTCTTGACTTTATCGAGTACGGAAGAAAGATTGCAAGAAAGAAGAGACCGGGAACATCGAACGGCTATCTGGTTGCGATGAATGCTCTTGAGAGGTATTTCAAGGGAAGGCATCCCGACATCAGCGAGATCACAGTGAGGAATCTCCGTGGGTTTGAGCAGTTCCTTAGAGAGGAGAAGTCTATCCGAGTGAATTGGAGAACGGGCAAGATAAAAGAGACCAAGAAGCAGAAGGGTGGCAGGGCTGTGTCTTTGTATATGTCTGCACTCCGTCATATATATAAGTGCGCGAGACTTGACCATAATGATCCTGACTTGGGGTTGTTCCCGATTTCCAACGATCCGTTCGAGTATTACGAAGTTCCGAAAGAGCCTGCACCGAGACACAGGAATATTCCCATTGAAGTCGTACAGCTCATGATAGACACAAGGAAGCGGTACAAGAGCAGAGTAAGGGTTGCGCTTGATGCTTTCCTCATCAGCTTCGGTCTGTACGGCATGAATGCGATTGATATGTTCACCTGTCCGAAACCGAGAAAAAGGGATACGATAGTATATAATAGAACAAAGACCAAGGAAAGGAGAGATGACAAGTCCGAGATGAGGGTAAAGGTGGAGCCTTGCATTCAGAAGATAATGGATGATTACCGGGATAAGGACAGATGCTTTGACTTTTATAGGAGATACTCGAGTATAGAGTCGTTCTCCCAGGCATTGAACGCTGGTCTGAAGATATGGGCGGATGAACATAAGGTGGAGAAGTTCTCGTTCTATTCAGCCAGACATTCGTGGGCAACGATTGGAGCGGGAAAGAAATGCAATATCAGTTGGGACACGATATCGGCAGGTCTGTGCCATGTCAACCAGAAGAGAGTCGATGCGGTCTACATCAATCAGGACTGGGAACTGATATGGGATGCGAACAAGAAGATATTAGGTTTATTTAAATGGGAATGATATGAAAAAGTTTCTAGTAGTCAATGATGACACAGGAGAGCGCACAGAGCTTGATCTTTATTCTTTGTGTGCGATGTTGGAGGACTTCGGTCTTGATGAGTTCTCCGTAGAGGTTATAGAGGCTTGGGGCAGACAGGCGAAGCCGGGAGAGTCAGAGAACACATGTCCGTATGCTCCGTTCTTTATAATGTGTCTTTAGAATTTCTTATGAGATTAAGGAGAGAGTAGGGTTTCCTGCTCTCTCTTATTTATAATATATATCATATAGTTCTTTTATCTCTCCATTCTTAAATACTGGTTCTTCTTTCCAGTTATCCCATAGCATTGTCAAGTTGCCTATTTTCATAGGTGTATATCTCTTGTTTTGTGCAATCCTATATCCTATAAATGTTGCACATGCAATTCCAATTATAATCACTAGTGCTGATAGTGGGGATAATCCTTTTCTCTTTTCCATATCTTTAGGGTTTTTCTCTTTGACCTTTGTCTATTCCTTTTTCAAAATTGTCTATTCTGCTCAAAACCTAAAATTGAAAAGTGATTTTCACAAAGTCTTGGCACATCTATAGTAATGTGTCGTGCCAAACGAATTTATTATGGCACGCACTTTAAACTTTTCAGACTGCACTGGCAGCGGAAGAACCTTCGACACTGTCCACATCCCCTTTTCTTGGCGAGAGCATCATGTTCTCATATTTAAGTATTGCGTTTTCCTGAAGGAGTTCTGTCTTCTCATCGGTAAGTTTATCCACCTTGGATTCCAGTTCTGCAATCTTTCTCTGCAAGTATTCTATCAGAGAGTTGTTCGTTGTTGCCTGCTCTGGTGCCGGTGTCTCTTGACTACTCTTTTCTTCCAGGAGCATTGAGCCTTCGCCAGTGAGAAACCACACTCTGTTAAGGTCGGTATAAGTCTCTAATATTTGAGATACTATTTTACTTGATAGATCCCTTCCTGGTTTCCTTGACTTGCCAATAAGCCCTTTGCTCAATTTTAACTGAACAGTAACCTTGTTATCATTCAGTCCTACCGATGACATGTAAACATCGAATCTGTCAATAATCCTTTCCATAAGTTGAAATAAATGCTACATTTGTAGAACTAATTAATACTTTATCTTATGCAGACTTTAATTCTTATTCTTATTGCAGTTCTGGTTGCAGGCATCCTTGCTTGCTTGGTCTATTTGCGTTATGCTGTCAAGTTGTTGAGAGATGACCTTTACACTCTCTACCATGACTTCCATGAGTTCAGGTATTGCTTGATCCGATTTCTCGATGGGAAGGAAGCAGCCGAGAATGCCAAATATAAGGGCAAGTAATATTGCTATCCATTCTCTTGTTACTTTCCACCATTCTTTTCTTTTAGGGGTTGCGTAATCTCTTATAACCCAACCCCTTTTGATAAACTCTTTTCCTTTATCGTTTATCTCTCTCCTCCACGCAAGATCATTTAAGCACTCGCATTTTTCTAATATCCAAACAACGGCATCCAAGTATTCTCCTGTTATGTGCTTAGGATAATTCTTCCCGGACTCTTTGTATTTGAGGTACAGCATAAGGTCTCTCTCTAAATCCTCTTCGGACTTAAAGAATTTATCGCATATCTCCTCAATGCTTTTCATATAATTTGGTATTAAAATTGAAAAAAGTTCTCCAAAAGTTTTGGAAATGTAGAATAAAGTTCTACCTTTGCAAAGTCAAATGGTTAAGGAATCCCAACCAAACCATTTTAAAAATAGGTGAGTATGGCAAATATAGCGAAAAATCTTCTAGACACAAGGACTTTCCCGCAGATATGTTCAGGGATATCCAAAGCAGAGTGGCTTGCCGTCATGGATAGGATCGTGATGCAGACAGCGAAGACTGAGCAGACAGTATATAACTGGCGCGATGGCAAGACAGCACCGATGAGCCTTATCGAGAGAAAGGCGGTAGCAGAAATCGTAAGCCGAGTTCTCGGCATCAAGACAAATCACAGAATGTTGTTCCCAATTGACTAAGGTCATGAGCGCATTAGAGATCATCGACCAGGTGCCGGAGTTCGCCCGGCTGGTCGCACTGGAGTTGAGAAGGAATCTCTCTCCGCACGAGGATGAGATTTCCACCAACGAGGCATACAGGAGGTATGGCAGGAGTTGGGTAGAGAAATGGACAAGTCTGAAGCAGCTTCACCCGCAGACCCACGGATGCAAGAAGATCTATTCGGTAGCGGAACTGGAGAGAGTGAAGGCGAAGGAGAATGAGGCTGCTAGATTAATCATCAGGTAGGTCTTGGGATATGGTGTAACGGTAGCACCGCAGATTTTGGTTCTGTTAGTCAAGGTTCGAGTCCTTGTATCCCAACAAAGTTAGGGCAGGTCCGCTGAGGAGGGACCAGTCAAAATAAAATTGATTGGTATTGTATCTAAGTGTCCCTCGGAGAGAAAACTCCGCTCTGTAAGTCCCTAGACAACGCTGACATAGAACACATTTCCGACGAGAGGTCGCAGAGAGTGCTATCCAGGGTTGTTTTCACTACGCACACGTCAAGAAGCCTTAGGCACATAGACCTCTGTGGAAGAGTTGTAATGCAGGGTGGGTATCGTGGTGATTGTCCACGATATTCCACAGTGTTCAAACCCACTAATGCAGATGACAATTAATCATTAAACTCAATCATATGGAAAGGAACAAAGCTGCGGAAAAGGCAAGCAAGGTAATCGGTGTTATTGGTTATCTCCTTATCTCCGCATTTATCGCACTATGTTACACCGTTGCTGTCTTGGCTGTGGTGCTTGCTGTCAACGAGAGGGACTGGTTCTATCTTACAGGTCTTATCGGAGCATCGGGATGCATCTGGATGCTCAAATTGAGGAGGGCAATGGAATGAGTTGGAGATACAGAGAACCCCAGAGAAGCCACTTCGATACCGAAGAAGAGTACGAGGAGGCCTGCAATGCATATTGGGAGGCGGTAGACTCCTATTGCGATTCCTTAGAGGATGAGAGAGACTATTAGCAAGTGCGGATGCTGACTTGAAATTGTCGATGTGTTCTAACGGGGCAGCCGCACATGCCCCATATGGTTAGGTCGTTTAATGGCAAGACCATATCAGACCGATGCGCCAATATTAGTCGGTAAGATATCATGAAGGTTCGAGTCCTTCCCTAACCGCCAGCCGCAGTGATGCGCCTCTTTGTATAAGTAGAATTGTTATTGATGAAGGGCGGGATGTCCTGACCGACTACCCGCTCGCCAATCCGCAGTGATGCGTTTATGTTTACTTGTTAATATTTTAGTGGTATAGTCGGAAGAGTTCTTCGGATGAGTCCATATGCTGCCCGACTTGCAGGACTTGTCCTTCACGCTATCAAGGTCTCCTACAGCCAAGGGAGACCTTTTCTGTTGCATATAAACCAAACAAACATTCATATGGAAAAGATTATTGCCAAAGAGAATCTCGCAGACTTTATTATGAAGATGTGGGACTCGAACATTCGTGTAGACCTCCGACCAAGTGACAACACCATAACATTATGGTCGGATAACCTTCACAAGCATACATATGTATGCGTAGGATATGCTGACTATGAGGATGTCGTGGCAGACGTCATCAAAGAATTAAACGAGGGCTTATTAATATGAACACCAATTCAGTTTTCGCTACCTTGAGCATCATCGACTGCTCTGAGCATATTGAGAAGAAGAACGGTCTCTCGTACCTTTCCTGGGCGTGGGCGTGGCAGATACTCAAAGAAATGTATCCGAACTCATCCTACACGATCTACGAGAATAACGAGGGTCTGAACTACCATACGGACGGCAAGACTTGCTGGGTCAAGACTGGTGTCACCGTAGAGGGTATTGAGCATATCGAGTATCTCCCAATCATGGACTACCGCAATGCCAGTATCCCAGTTGCAAAAGTCACCAGTACGGATGTCAACAAGTCCATCCAGAGATCACTTACCAAAGCCACAGCTCGTCATGGTCTTGGAATCTCCCTCTACTATGGAGAGGATATCCCAAATCCGCATGATGACGAACTGAGAGAGATGGTCTATTCGCACTCTGCACAACCACAGGCTACACCTGCACTACCGCAGAAGCCTATGATGCACCGCAACCACGAGAAGTGGGATGCAATGCTTCAGTCAATCCTTGCAGGCAAGACAACTCTGGAGAAAGTTAAGGAGAAGTACAGTTTCCCAGAAGCCGACGAGATTGAAGTAAAGGAATGGTTATTAACACATCAACTTTAACATATGGACACAAAGACATTATTTCAGCTCAATGCTGACATGGCAGCAATTGAGGATGCTCTCTGGGAGAATGGTGGAGAGCTTACTGAAGAGTTGGAACAGGCACTCGTTGAGACTCAGGAGAGCCTTGTAAAGAAGACTGACGGATACATTGCTCTGCTTCAGTCATTGGCGGCTCAAGAGGCTATCGCAAAGGCGCAGGAAGAGAGGTTTGCCAAGATGAGAAAGACTATGGCAAATGCTCAGAAAAGAATCAAGGAAAGACTTGAGTTCAATATGGACACTTTCGGTATTCAGAAGTTGGAAGGAAACCAGGGAAAGATTACGAGAGCTAAGTCTACAGCAGTAGAGGTAGACGAGGAAGTGATTCTTGCTCCTTATCAGTTTGCGCTTGATCTGTTCCGACAGACTCTCCCTTCTCACATCACTCTCGGTGACTTCAAGATTAGCAAGACGGCAATCAAGGAGATGCAGAAGACCGATGGTATTCTTCCTGCGGGTGCCTCCATTGTCGAGAACTGGTCTTTAAGAATCAGATAGTATGCTGTACGATTTGAAGAATCCTTTGGATCGTGAGCGGTTCAAGAGACGATGCAATGCTCTATTTCAAAAGCAGGGCATTGTTGAACTTTCTGAGAGAGTCAAGAGGAGCAGTCAGTCCAACCGTTATCTTCATCTGATTATCGGTTATCTGGCAATGGAGACTGGCAATACTCTTGAATACGCGAAGGAAATCTTCTATAAGAGGACAGCGAATCGGGAACTCTTCGTGAGAGAGAAAGAGGATGAACTTCTCGGCAAGACAGAGTATCTGAGAAGCTCGGCAGAACTGACGCAAGAGGAGTTCTCGTTAAGTATTGATAGGTTCAGGGACTGGTCTTCACAAACGGCAGGAATCTACCTGCCTTCCCCTAATGAAGAGCAGTTCCTTGAGTCTATCGAGATGGAGTTGAACAGACACCAAAGATGGATGTAATATGGCAGTAACAGGATGGATTAAGATACATAGGGAACTTGGTAAGCATTGGCTTGCTCAAGATATGGAGAAGTTAGGGCGGTGGATTGATCTTCTTCTCCTTGCTAATTACGAAGACGGAAAGGCATTGGTCGGAGACTCGTTGGTAATGCTGAAAAGAGGGCAGATGCTGATGAGTTTTTCCTTTCTTTCCAAGCGGTGGAACTGCTCAAAAAGCACTGCTTCGAAATTTATAGAACTTTTAGAGTCTGACGGAATGGTCGAACGATATACCGAACGAAAATCGACCATCCTAACTATCTGTAAGTATGATAGTTATCAGCAGTCTTCAGAGTCATCTCCGAACGATATAGCGAACGATTGCCGAACGATTGCCGAACGATTGCCGAACGAAGAAAAGAAGAATAAAGAAGAAAAAGAAATATATAATACTAACTCCGCGCACACGTATACACGTGAGGGGAATATTCCTTGGATTGCGGATACGGAGAAAGGTTATGCTTCTACTTTCATCGGTCAAGGTTCTGCAATTCCATTTTCTAAACGAGTAGGCAAAACTTCGCAAGAGGTTATAAAACTCCTTGAAGTCTACATGGCAGAAAGAGAATTGAAAAATAAAGGTCATAAGGACTACAACGAGTTCGTCAATCTCTTTCTCTGGCATGTCACCAACAAGAAGATCACTGTGCCAATGGAAGAGCAGAAACCCAAGGAAAGGAAAGTGATATCAGGCAAAGAAATCTTTGAAGTTTATGGCTAGAAAAGACGCAACATCATTCAGCGAATATCCCCTGCCTGACTCTCTATCTTCAGAGCTTCAGGTATTGGCTGATATGATCTCGCTCCCAGAAACGATAATGGAGGCTAACAGAATACTCAAACCTAGTGTCTTCTCTGACGACGGATGCAGGGATGCGTATGATGCGCTGCTCAAGATGAGCAAGGAAGGGATGGTAATTGACTTACCTTCCGCCTACAGTAGACTAGACCGAGACCTAATGCAGAAGGGAATCCTTCCGATGTTGAAAAACGTGGGAAGTCATCAGTCAGCCGTTCAGCACTTCTCAATGCTCAAGGATTTGTACATTAAGCGCAAGTGCTACTTCAAGGCGATGGAGCTTTTGATAAGTGCTACGGATTCAAGGACCACCACACAGGACATCATTGGAAAGGTCGGTGGTCTTGCTGATAGACTTCGCCAGGAACTGGATACGGAGTCAGGAGCTCAACATATCTCGGAAGTCATCAACGATCTTGGAGACCAGATTGAAGAGAATAAGAGAGATAGAGAGTCTGGCAAGGTATTGAGAGTTCCGACTGGATTCTACACCCTTGACTTCCTCACCTACGGTGGATGGCATAGGGGAAACCTTGTAATACTCGCGGCTAGACCTTCAGTCGGAAAGACAGCAGTGATGCTTCAGATGGCTAGAGCAGCAGCGAACGCAGGGAAGGCAGTCCAGGTGTTTAATCTTGAGATGACCAATGTGGAGCTTGCTCAGAGATTTCTGTTCTCGACTGGTCGTGTCACTCCAGTACAGATAGCGAGAGGAGATGTGGAGTGGACAGACTTCGAGTATGCTTCTGGGAAGTTTGCTTCCAAGCCGATATATCTCTCGGATTCGGTCTACGATATTGACGAGATAAGACAGCGCATCATTCTCGCTTGCCAGTCGGGCAAGTGCGACGTTGCCTTCATCGACTATCTCGGTCTTATCCGTATGCGCTCTGCAAGGAAAGGCAGTAACCTTTCCGAGATCATTGCGGAGACAACCAAGGGTCTGAAGCATCTCGCCAAGGAATGCAGGATACCGATAATCCTTCTCTGTCAGCTTAACCGAGTGTCTGCTGCCGAGAAGAGACCACCAGAGATGCACGACTTGAGAGACTCTGGCGGAATCGAGCAGGATGCGGATGCCATTCTGATGTTGGAGAGAGCAGGGTATGAGGAAGAAGGAAGGGATATCAACATCTGGGTTCGTAAGAATCGCGGAGGCAAGGCGGGTAACGTCAAGGTGGAGATAGAAGCCAACGAGACCTACACCGAGTTCCGAGACAAGAATGATCCGAGACCACCGATGCCGACAATGACCACAGTCACAAATGATTTTGAAAACAATTTCGATAATAACCAAGATATGCCATTTTGATATGAACATACTAATCACTGATCAAGATTGGGGCGGATGCGGTCTCGATATTGACTTCAAGAAAATTGATATTCTTCCACGCATCACACTATCAGACATGGTAGGAAGCCTTGTTCTGAACATCGGATTCCTGATGCTGACTTTTAATCTCTACATCTACAGCAGTGACTTGAGAGAGTTCAATCGCAAGCTCAAGTCTGGAGAGTTAGAGAAGGAACTTCAAGATATGCTAAAGAAGATGGAGACTCTGCTAAAAGAGAATCCAGAAGAAAGTGCTAAACCTAAGGAATAAGCAAACCCCTTTGTTTTGGCACTTTTCTCTTTATTTAAGGGAGTTTCTATAGCAAGATGATAAATCCCTCCTACAGGTAAGTGTTATCACCTAATACCGTCTTTAAAATGTTTTTGTCAGACAGGGAATTTTCAAGGATCATGATGCGCCTTGCCAACATCGATAAGGCGGATAAGACAGGCGCAAGGAAGAATTACATTCCGAACCAAGTTAGAGAAATCCGTCTGTTGCTCATAAGAGCCGAGCGCAGACATAGAAACACATTGTTATGAAAGAATCGAACAGAGCAAAGGGCAGACGCATACTGAATGCGCTGCTGGAAGGAAAGAGACTTACTGCTTTTGACGCCAACGCCATCGGCAGAACCACGGATGGTACAAGGCATATCCGCTTCATCAGAGAGAAGTACCCGGTCAAGAGCAAAAGAGTTCCCGGAGAACTCTATAAGGTCTATTGGATCGACGAGGACTATCTCGCCGGGTTGAAGAAGCCTCTCCCGAAAGAATCGGAGAGTTCTTCGACAATCTGCTTAATGGCGGAATGTTTGAAAAGGTGAATGGTCTATAAAAAGTAATTGATATGGAAATTGTTATCCGAAGATATGGAAACGAATCGGACGAGACCTATGACTGGTCGGTGACCGATGACTATGGCGCAGTCCTGGAGCATGGCTCCGAACTCTGCGCCGAAGCGGCAAGAAGAGCAGCAGAGATGGCTGCAGCTTGGATTCAGAATAAGACCACCGAGTATGAAAGACAAGATTAAACGAACCATCCTCTCCATCCTCGCAGAGAAACGAGCCAACGGAGATGTGCTGTCCTTTGCCACAAGCATAGAGGTGGCACATCGCCTTAATCTCGGTGCATGGCAGGTAGAAGAGATTGCCAAAGACATTGAGGGGATTGTCAGAGGAGAAACTTTAAATCACGATTATTACTATGAGTAAGTATAACAAAGAAAATCCATTGAGGGTCTTTGAAGCCTTTGCCGGATATGGAAGCCAGCACATGGCTTTTGACCGAATCAAGAAGAGAATTCCCGGATTCGATTTCAAGGTGGTGGGAATATCCGAGATAGACCCTTATGCAATAAAAGCATATGAGGCAGTTCATGGAGAATGTCCTAACTACGGAGATATATCCAAGATAAACTGGGATGAAGTTCCCGATTTTGACTTCTTTAGTTATTCGTTTCCTTGCTTTACGGAAGGAACATTGGTGCTGACTAAAGATGGTTTCAAGGAGATTCAGGACATTACCGAATCCGATGAGGTTATTACCCACACCAATCAGTTCAGAAAGGTGGTTAAGCCTATGATTAACGCATATAAAGGAGATTTGTATCACATCAATGCAATGGCTTTCCATGGCATCGACTGCACCCCAGAGCATCCTTTCTATGTAAGAAAAAGATATAAAAAATGGGATAACCCTAATCGTAGGTGGCAGAGACTTTTTGAAGAGCCTACTTGGGTTGATGCTAAGGATCTTACTAAAGACCACTACCTTGGAGTTGCAATTAATCAGAACGCGAGACTTCCTGAATGGGAGGGCGTAGAAGATAATAGATGGGGGCATCACAGAAACTCTAATACATTATCAAGGAAATTCAACTACTTGTCATTTTGGTACCTGATGGGAAGATATGTAGGAGATGGTTGGAAGAGAGAGAACCAGTCGGGAAACGGCATAGTGATATGTTGTGGTGGAAGGAATGAAGATGAACTGATTAAGGCTATAGAGGGCTGTGGATTTAATTATACGATATCTAAGGAGAGAACAGTAAGAAAGTATATTATCAGTTCTAACGAGCTATATGCTTTTGTGGATAGGTATGGATACTATGCTCATGGGAAAAAGATAGATGCGGAAACCATAAATCTTCCAAGATATCTTCTCGGTTGGTTCTTGATGGGTTATTTTGATGCTGATGGTAGCAAGGTTGGTGAATACTACAAGGCAACATCTGTTAGCAGAGACCTTGTTTATGGTATCGGACAATGCATTGCAAAGGTTTATCAACGACCTTATCAGATAGTCAAGACCAAAAGAAGAGCAAAGACCATCATAGAAGGAAGAGAGGTCAATCAAAGAGATTCTTGGCAGGTCATCTTCAAGAAGACTTGGGGAAAGCAGGATAAGGCTTTCTATGAGGATGGTTACATTTGGTTCCCAATCAAGAGCATTACTACCGAATATGCAGAATGTCTAGTCTACAATATGGAAGTTGAGACTGATAACTCTTATACTGCTAACGGATGTATAGTTCACAACTGCACGGACATTTCAAATGCCGGACAGCAGAAAGGACTGGAAGAAGGGTCGGGCACACGATCTTCTCTCCTTTGGGAATGCAGGAAGGCAATAGAAACAAAGAGACCAAAGTATCTGCTGATGGAGAATGTCAAGGCTTTGGTAAGTCAGAAGTTCTTGCCGTTCTATAAGAAATGGGAGCAGTACCTTGCTGCACTCGGATATGACAATTACTGCAAGGTTATCAATGCTACGGAGTGCGGAGTTCGCCAGAATAGAGAAAGGATATTTATCTTGAGCATCCTCAATAATGACAAGGCATTTCACTTCCAAGAACCTATTCCTTTGGAGACAAGACTCAAGGATGTTCTGGAACCAGAGGTTGATGACAAGTATGTCCTTTCCGACCAAGCGATTGAGGGATTCTTGAAGCATAACGAGAATCACGAGGAGAAGGGAACTGGTTTCATTTGAAGACCAAAGGATGTAGAATTTGAGGGGGGCAGGTTGCTAACTGCATTCGTGCAAGCGGAACTTTATGCCCAACCGACAATACCATTAGAGAAATCAAATGTGGCTAATTGTCTGAGGGCAAGAGCTTCCCTCAATGCTACGGACAATTCAATAGTACAATATGGGAAAGAACGTATTACCAATGAACCCGATGCCTGATGGGAGTTGCCGGACAATAAAGGCACAATACCAACAATCCTCTCTTGCCAACTTCATAAGACCGAGAGGGGGGGGTATGCGGCTACAGGAGTAATAGAGATTGAGTATGAAGACAGACAAAGTGATACAGGTAGGCAACCTATATCCGGATCTCCCCAACTTTAAGAACAGGACGGCAGGAAGAGTGTATGATGTGACTGGGATATCACCGACAATTAGCTGTTGTGGGGGGGGGAATCGAGTACCTATGATAATGGAAACAATTTATGAAAGAGATATACGGAGTGAGCCGGAGCAGGGATAAGAAAGGAGTGATAGTCAAGCAGACTCTCAACCCCTATGTGAACTGCATCCACACTTTAGTTGGGGGGCTGGGATACGATGTTAGTAGCAGTAATGGAGATAGTATATGAGGACTTACGACATGTTCCAATATCCGAGAGGAGTGAATAAGGGAGGGGTACTCAATACCGACATCTGCCCGACAATATCCTGCTCTTCGTGGCAGCACAACTGCTTTTTAATAGAGATTGAATATGAAGGAAATGATAATCGTGGATTTGACCTATTGGAAAAATCACGGGTTGGATAAGAGAAGCAAAACTCATAGCCCTACACTTCTTGCACAAGGGGGGGTATGGTATATGTGTAATTGAGGTTAGGTATGAGTTTGAAATTAAAGATTCCCCAAGCGACTAAGACTGGCTTCATTGAGGTTGAACCCAATGGAGCCTTTGATTTTGCTTACCCTACATCTCTGACAAGGAGAGGAAGAGTGCAAGGGGGGCAACATAAGTCCGACAATAACCTGCGTAGGAGCAGCATTTATCTATGTATATGAAGTCGTTCACGATAGTAGCAATGAGGGGCAGGAATCCCGATAACCCTTCGGAAAGAAAACGATCCAATGGAAGATACAAACAAAGGCTTGAACCAAATTCGGGGGGGGTGTCAAACACGATTACTTCAGTCGGAAAAGACTACCTCGTTCTGGAGCAGGTCTGCACAACATGCCAAGAGAGTGAGGACTGATGAGGAAAGACTCCGAAGGCATCTGTACGGAGACAAAGGTGCAAAGTTCTCCTCACGCAAACTCATCCCTGGCACCAACGGCATCATGGGAGCATTAACAACAGTAATCGAAAAAGATAATCTAATTGTAGATATGGCAACACAAGAAAAGAAAAAGTGTCCGGGAGTTTACGGATTCTATGAAATGAAGCCGGATGAAAAGGCTATTGCAAACAAGCCGAAAGGCAGAGGTTGGAGATATGAGATGACGGAGAAAGGACCCGCTTGGGTTCGCATCCGCAAGCTAACCCCAAGAGAATGCTTCAGACTGATGAATGTGGATGAGGACAAGATTGACAAGCTCCTCAACGCTGGAATATCGGATTCACAGCTTTACAAGCTCGCAGGAAATAGCATTATTGTCGCTTGCATGGAAGGCATCTTCTACAATCTCTTCTCCGAGGAGGAGCAGTTTACTGGAACACTCTTCTAGCATGGCACACGCAAGGAACTTCAAGGACCTTACTGGTCAGAAGATGCACCGCCTCTTGTTTCTTAAATATGTGGGAAATAACGAGAGTCGGAATGCGATCTGGAAGGTGAGGTGCGATTGCGGGACAGAATTCAACGTGGTCGCAACCTCGGTAAAGCGCGGACACGCAAAGTCCTGCGGATGCTATCGTATAGAAAACAACAAGAACAGATACAAACTTTAATTTTTCAATTTTATGAGCGTAAATAAAATCATCATTGTGGGCAATGTCGGTCAGACACCTACAATCCGCACAGCAGGCGAAACAAAAATCGCAAGTTTCACAGTAGCAACGACAGAGAGATTCAAGGACAAGGAAGAGACCGAGTGGCACAATGTATCGGTATTCGGCAAACTCGCTGAAGTCGTTGAGAAGTATGTTGACAAGGGCACGCAGCTCTATGTGGAAGGTCGCATCAAGACAGAGAAGTACACCGACAAGAATGGTGTGGAAAGGACTGCTACAAGAGTCATCGCAAACACCATCCAGATGCTCGGTGGAAAGAGGGAGTCTCAGTCTTCCCCTGCTCCACAGACACCACAGCAGAGACCGAAGGCTACTACTCCAATGCCTTATCCAACAGAGACGGATGACTATGATCTCCCTTTTTGATCTAGCCTATGGCATATAAGAAGTACCGAAACAAGAGAGTCGAATACGAAGGTAAAGTGTTCGACTCTTTAAAAGAGAAACAGCGGTATTGTCAGTTACAATTATGGGAGAAGCACGGCATTATTTCAAATCTTCGTCTACAGGTGTCATTTGAATTGATTCCCGCTATTTACGAGGATGAGGTCGTGCAACTGAAAACGAAGACCAAGATAAAGAAAAAACTTATTCAACGAGCAACCACTTATATTGCCGACTTCGTTTATACCCAGGATGGCAGAACAATAGTTGAAGACACCAAGGGTTTTAGGACAAAAGAATACGAACTCAAAAAGAAAATGATGAGGGCGTTTTTAGGGATTAAAATTCACGAAATCTGAGTTATATGACTAACAAAAGCACCGAAGAACTCTTGCAGATGATTGCTACAAGAGACACAATGATACAAGACCTCCTCAAAGAGAAGACAGAATTCGCCCGTATGGTCGGCAGAATGAGGGAACTGCAATGGCAACACCAGTTCTGCCAAGGTCCTTGGAGCAAGGAGACCTATAGGGATAATCCTATTGAGGGAATCGGAGCGGAGATTGAACGAGTAAAGGCTATGGGAGATGTTGACAACTATCTCAAGAGCATAGGCTACGGCAACCGATATATTAACGAAGACCAGATATGGAAATAGACTACGACAAGATTGAGGAGTCCGCAAAGAACTACGCGGAGAACTACGAGCCGAGATTCAAGAAAGCGGCACGTCAGGCATACACCGATGGTATGATTGATGCATTTAAGTTTATCAGAGAGAAATTGATTGAATTATGAAAGCAAGAGTAAAAGCAACGGGAGAGATTGTAGAGGTAATAGCAATAGACGGAGATTGGCTATTTTGTTCAGATGGAGCGCACTATGGAGTAG